CAGTATTAGTATTTGTTAAGATCCATGTTCCTAACATTGTGAAAGCGAATGCAAACCATCTTGCCATAGTCACTCTCCATAATGTTAACCTACTAATGCATCTTTTATAATCATTATAAACTGCGCTAGCATCATAACGCCAACTGTCCATAATATTTTATTAATTTGAGAAATAGATTTTTCAATGTGAAATAAGTGATTATTTTTTATCGTATCTAAAGATTGATTAATAAGTTTTATATCGCCTTTAATTCTTTCTATTTCTATATTTAATTCGTTTGTATCTTTCATTATGTTTTGTTAAACAATCTTTTTAATTTACAAAAAAGACAATGTTCGACTCCTAATAATTTTCCAAGTTTATTTATAAAATTTTTCATTATGCTACATATCTAACAAGAACTACTCCTGTTCCTCCATTTTTTCCTTGACCATTACAAGCTCCACCACCAGAACCACTATTAGTTAATCCTGCTGTTGAACCAGAAATATCACCAGAAGCTACGCCACCAGTACCACCGCCACCATAGCCACCTCTAGGAGAGCCATAAGCTCCACCGCCGCCACCTGCTAAATATAAAGTGTTAGGATTTGAACTTAATCCACTTGTTGGATTACCAGAGCCGTCAGTTCCTAAATCAGCCGCAAATAATAAAGCCGCAGTTGAAGCGGCGTCACCAACAAAAGTTGAATGACCATTACCACCTACGTTTTCTCCAGACCCAGGGTCGCCGACACCATTTTGTCCTGCTCCACCTGCTCCACCGCCGCCACCACCGTTACAGCAGTTAAATCCATTACCACCTGCGTTACCATAAATAGTTCCACCAGTAGAATTTCCAGTTATAGCACTTCCACCATTAGCACTTGAAGTGTCACCAGAGTTAGGGTGTCCTGCACCTCCTCCAGAGCCACCATTAGAACCGTCACCAGAGTTTGAGTTTCCACCTGATTTACCTTGTATTCTACCTCCAGAACCACCGCCTTCAGCAACTACAAGTGAACCAAATGAACTATCTCCACCGTTTGTTGTATGTCCTGCACCATTAACTGTACCACTACCTGCACCACCAATCGTGACAGCATAAGTTGAATTTGATAAAGTTTTACTAGCACCCCATACTAAAGCACCTGCACCACCTCCACCGAAACCTGCACCGCCTCCGCCTCCAACTACTAAAACATCAGCAGTTGAAATACTTTCTCGTGTAAATGTGCCGTTACCAGTAAAGATGTGCATTTTATATGTTACGCCACCATAACTATAAGTAACAATAGAGTTACCACCAGTTGCAGGGACAATAGAAATAATACTAAAAGACCTATCTGTAGTTTTACTTCCTGCGGTTGCTCTCATATTAAAATTATAAGTTGCGGCACTACCGCCAACAGTTCCAGAAATAACTCCTGTACTTGTGTCTAAAGTCATGCCAGTTGGAAAACCACCAGAAACTTTTGAATAAGCTATTGTATCACCGTCTGCGTCTGTTGCTGTTACAGTTTTACTTGCACTTGCACCAACAGTTACATTACCTAATGAACCTGCGGTAGTTGACCAAACAGGTGCAGAGTCAACATTAATATGATTATCTAAAGTTGCTTGTAATCCACTAGCTGAAATAAATCTAACATCATAAGGTTCTTTTGCATTAGTAAATGAACTTCTTGCAACAACGGCGTCATAATTTGAAGAATTTATAAAAGTTGATGTTGTGGCTGTAACTTCAGTTGCGTCATTAGCAATAAATTTTATTGTTCCACCAGTAGTAAAGTTTGTTCCAGTTACTCTAATAGTAATATTACCACTGACTTGTGTATCTATATCTGTAACGTCTGTAGAAATAATTGTAGGTGTAGGTTCTAATGTAGAAAATGAACCGTCTGTATTTCTTCCTTCAAAAAATCCTGTAGTTGTATTATATCGCCATTGACCAGTTGTAGAGCCACGCTGTGCCGTAGTACCAGTAGCAACTTTTGTACCTGCTGTTCCAGTATCGACTATATCTTCAAATTTAAAGTCAGCTATGTCCCTAGCTTTTGTCATATCGTACTTCTCCTTAATTTATGTAATTATTATTCTGATTTTGGAAAATCGCTTTTCACTTTTGCAATAGCGTCTACCCAAGTTGTTGTTCCATTTACGGAATCCCAATATTGCATATCCAGTTGTTTTTGAACATTTGGGTATGCTTCTTTTCTTGGATAAATGTGTGCGTCTCTTGTCGCTATTTCACTTACTTTAGCGTCTAAAGTTGCTTTATCTATTTGTTCTTCAGGCTTATTCCATGTAATCATTTCATAAGTTTCTGTTTCCCCTTGTGGCACTGTTATTTTAACTTGTGTATTAGGGTTTATTTCTAAGATTGCTTTTAAATATTTACTCATTATGCTTCGTACTCCATTATTACTATTTCACTGTGTGTATGTCTGTTTGGTGTATCAGTATTATTAACATACGGATTAAAATTTAATTTATGTGCGTGATTTCTTGTACCACTTACTGCTCCTGCATAGTTAAAAGTCATGTTTCCAGTTCCTTGCACTTCACTTGAAGAAGCACCATTCCACCAAATATTGTCCGTCATTACAAAAGCACCTACTGAGGCTTCATCATGATACCAACCAAAGACTCTTGCGTCATAACCCATATTTCTATATGCACTTTCTTTTCCTGTAACCCAAGCAACAGTACCATGAAAATTTGTAGAACTGTGTCCTAAACAATAATGAACCTTCATTAAGATATGTGAATTAGATTGTTGTTTATTATATGTGCCACTTATTTTTCCATAATCAGGATAATATGTAGAACCAGTTAATAGAGTTCCACTTTGTGAAAATGATACTTCAGTATCACTAAAGTATACTTTTTCCATTCCAATTAATTTTCCTGTGCTTGGTGCGGCAAATTCTAATGCACTTGCACCTGAATTTACTTGAACAACTTGTCCTGCCGTTCCAAGTGAAGTTAATCCAGTACCACCTTTTGCTACTGGGATTGTTCCTGTGACTTTTGCTGTAGATAAATCTACTGCATTATCAGGAAGTGTAACACTACCACTAGACAAATCTAAAGTTTGACCTGATGGCAATGCAACTGTAGTTGATGTAGAGCCTTCAATTTGGTCTACTTTTATTTTACTAGCCATAGTATTTTTCTCCTTTTTATATTATTTCTAGTGTTCCATTACCTGCAATAGTCCATACTGCATTTCCTGTTACACTAATTAAACCTTTCAAAAACGAATTTTGCGTTGATGAAGTTGTTGTTGTTGTGTTTGCAGAAACAGTATTATAATTTGAAAATACGTTTCCTGCTGTTGTTAATTCAGACGCTTGTATTGTCTGAAATTCTACTGCGTTTCCTGCCGAGTTCATGGCAAGAGCCTGTCCTGCTGTTCCAAAACTTGCAGGTGTATCTGTTAAATCTTTAATTGATATGTTTGCTAATTGAAATGTGCCGTATGCTACGACCATTAAAATATCATTAACACTTGCACCACTAGCAAGTACAACACTTGTACCTGTAGTTGCTGTGTAGTCTGCATTTGCAAGTTTTACTCCGTTTAAATAAACATCAATAAATCCTGCGTCATAAGCCATAACAGCAGAATTAGAATCTGCACCACTAAATGTTGTTTGACCTGCTGTTGCTGTATATTCAAATCTGTTTGATGTTCCATTAACAGTTGATCCGGCTGCTGCCCAACCACTTGCTTTATAAACTTTTAACTCATTTGCAGTCGTGTCGAAGTAAAGATCTCCAATATCGTTTGAACTTGCTGGAGCTGAACTTGAAATTCGATATCTATCAGCAAAACTATTTACTCCAGTAATGTTAGTTGCGACGGTTCCAATATTTGTATTTGCGCCCGCGACTGTATTTATATTTGTATTATTGCCCGCAACTGTATTTATATTTGCGGAATTTGAATTTACAGCATTAATATTAGTCGAATTATTGTTTACTGCGGTTACTGCCGCACTAATTCCTGCAACGGAAGTTACATCTGATGAAATGCCCGCAACTGTATTTATATTAGAGGCATTTGAAACTGCAGAATTAATATTACTACTGTTTCCTGCAACACTTGTAATGTTACTATTATTTCCCGCTACTGTATTAATATTGCTTATAGATCCCGCTACGGTATTGATATTTGCGATATCGGTACCCGCGGCATTTACATTAGCTATATTAGTCGCAACTGTATCAATTTCTGATGTTGCTTCATTTAAGTCATCAGCAACTGTTTCTACTTCTGAAACGGCTTCTGCTAAATCATTTGCAACGGCCACAACTTTAGTTATATCTGTTGCGACAGTATTTACAGATCCAATATTTGTTGCAACGGTATTAATGTTTGTTGCATTAGAAACCGCACTATTAATATTACTTTGATTACTATTAACAGCATTAATATTTGCAATATTAGTATTAACGCTTTGTAATGTGGCTTTATCCGTTGAAGATAGCCATGTATTTTCTAAATAATTTTTTGTTGCTACATCTGTATTAGCTGTTGGATCAGCAACATTTTTTAATCTTTTGTTTTGTACGTCCCAGTTAAAATCAACATTATCTAATTTAATTACATCACCTGCATCATCAATGGCTTCTTGACCCATATTAAATGCTTGAATAGAGTCTGTATCTAAATCAGATTCTTTAAGTACTGATCCTGCTACGTAATCTGTTAATCTTGATGTTTGACTTGTTTTTCTTCTAAATTCAATGGCGACTCCACTTGCTGGCGCTGATGATAGTGTTGCCGTTGTACCTGCTGCATCTAATGTGAATGATGTGCTAACACCAGCCACAGTACAAGACAAGTGAGTACTGTCAATATATGTAAAAGGTATTGAAAACGAAGTTGTGCTTCCGTTACCAGTGTATCTTACGAATGAATTTGCCATTGTTTTTTCCTATAGAGGTATCTGTTAAAAGTTAATTAATTCTTGTAATGATTTCTCAGATCTATTGAGACTATTATTATGTTTCCATGCATCCGCCTTCTCTTTTGATGCATTTTCATAGTCTTCTTTTAATTTTGGATTATTTCTAATTACATAATTTCTAATTTTAGTCTTATATTTATTATAAATACTTTGAATCATTTTTCCTCGTTTATCATTGACTC